CCTAATGGTGTAACAGTCTTTGATGAGCGCAACGGGATGAAGCCCGAGCAGATGAGACTCTATAACGACATTAACGCCGGCATGGTATTGATGGAGAACGTGACAGAGCAGGTCCGTGGGTTCTTCCACGCACAACTATTTGAGGCCGTAGCTCAGAAAGACAAGCAGATGACAGCCAGAGAGGTTGCCAGTATTGAAAACGCTGCTCTTCGTCGCTTCCTACCTAATTTCAACCAGATCACTACAGAGCTAACACCAATCTTCCAGAACGTGTTCCTGCTACTGTTTAATGAAGGAGCATTCCCAGACCCACCTGAGTCTGTAAAGCTTTACCCTGATGGCCCAATGAATGCCGGTATCGTGCCGCTTCCAAAGGTTGAGTTCACCTCGCGCATTGCTCTAGCGATAAGGATGATCGAAAACAACGCTATTGACCGCACTATTGAGCGGATTATGCCAATGATTCAGATCGCTCCAGAGCTTGCCGACAACTTTGACCTTGACCAGATGCTTAGAGATAGCGCCCGCAATGACGGTATTTCAGAGGATGTCATCAAGAATCTTCAACAGGTAATCGAACAGCGCGAGGCCCGCGCAGCAGAGATGGCTCAACAACAGCAGATGATGATGGCTCAACAAGCTGCCAGCGCTGCCAAGGACGCCAGCCAGGTCGATCCTGAGAAGCTTCAAGGCATGATGCAATAATGGACAGACATACACATAACGGGAAGGTTGTTAAGACTTTCCTGTCTACCACAGAAGGGGACGCGCTGTTGGAATGGATGAAAGTAAAATTCCAGTTCGACCAGCCGGTGTTCAAAGCAGAAGACGATTACAACGAGACATCCGCAAAACTACGCGAAGGTGGCCGTCACGTAATCATAGAACTAGAGAACCTAAAACCAAGAAACCCAGATGATTGATCCAAGACTATTTAAACTAGTTGGCGACAAGTTCATTCGACAGACCGACATGAAAGAGATTGCCACGCTTGTAGCCGGCGAGGTTACAGGTCTTCACCACAAGCAAGAGAAGTTCCGAGAGACTCTGGAAAGCCTGATCGGTGACGCATCACCAGTAGAGGTTGAGGTTTCTATTAAGCAGCCTAAAACAAAACGGTCAAAAAAGGATGCTCCAGCAGAATACTTTACTAAACGCATGGGCGGGAAGTCAGAGCAAGTAGTTGAGTGGAGACGCGAACACTGGAGTGCAAAGCAATTTAAGGCCGAATATGGCGATCTATTTACGGAAGAGAATCTATGAGACAATACGAATTGATTAGAAACGAAGAAGGAGGAGATGCTGGTGGCGGTGCTGCCGTAGCTGATCCTACAGAAGAATACGGCTCAGACCCATCAACCCCGCCAACCTTTGACGCATCAGGAATGTTTGATGCAGACGGTAAGTTCCAAGAGATTGGAGACCGGTTTAAGAACGACAGCGTCGATGCTGACTACATTAACCGGAACTTTAAGGGCAAGAGTCCATCTGACCTAGCCAAGATGCTTAAGGACAATCAGACGGCAGCGCGAGCAAAGTCAGTCAGTTACCCAGGAGCAGACGCCAGCGATGAGGATTGGAGTCGATTCCGTGAAGCTGCCGGTGTGCCAGAGAGCGCAGATCAAGTCATGCCGGAAGACTTTGAAAGCTTCCAGAACGCTACTGGATGGACTGAAGAGGTGGCAACTCCAGTAGTTGATGCCCTGATCCAATCAGGAGCGCCAGGACCAGCAATCACTGCCGGACTAGCGGCTGTTCAAGAAGCAGCAGCAGCACAAGCTGAGCAATGGCAGGCAGAGGCCCAAGAGCGACGAGAAGCCGGCAAACAGCAGCTTCTAGAAGCATTTGGAACTGATACCGATGCGCGCGTTAACGGAGCGACTGTTGCAGCCGAAAAGCTCGGAATCCAAGCTGGACTAAGTCAGGAGCAGATTGAAGGCGTCAAGCAGGTAGTATCTCAGATTGATAGCCCAGAGCTTACTAGGATGTTTGCTCACCTAAGCGATGCAATCTCAGAGGCTTCCTACCGAGGTCCAGGTCAGACAGCTAAGGTTGATGATTTCCGAGGCCCAGCCGAAACAGCTCAGGCAATCATGGAAGATAGCCAACACCCAATGCACGCTAAGTTCATGGCCGGCGACGATGCTGTCCACAAACACGTTGATACTTTGCTAGCAAAAGCGAGAGATATTGCTTAACAAATTTCTAGGTGGTCTCTCTCTTCCCATCTAGCACCGAGCCTCCTCCTCTTAGTCATGTCAGAGGGGGAGGCTTTTTATTTGACTAAGTTGATATTTTAGCTTAGAAGGCTATTTATGACAGCTTACCTAGCTTGCTAGACCTGTCTATACAGCCCCAATTTGGCCGCCCTACATACGCCCCTCGCATGGCCTACCAGCATTAGCTGCCCCAATTTTAGAGGTTTCCGTTCACAGACAGCGGCTTTCGTGAACCAAAACAAAACCTAAACCTTAAAATATTATGCCAGTTAGTCCAACACTCGCGCTGATCGATCAGTATCAGCCTAAATTTGAAAGTCAGTGGCGTCGTCTTGCCCAGCAGGTCGATAGCCGTCTTAGCGGCGCTGTTAGCGTCAATTCCAACTGCACCGGTGAGGTAAACTACCGCGACCAGATTAAGCCTATTGACGTTTCGTCACTTGGCACTCCTAGTCAAAACCGCATTGCTGCAACCGCAATCTCTGAAATCGAAACTCAGAAGCGCGCTAACTACCCTGAGAAGTTCCAGGCTGTTAAGCATTTTGACGAGTTTGACGAGGTATGGCTTGCAGAGCAGTCAAAGCCCACATCGCAAACCTTCCTTGAGTTTAAGGCAGGATTTAACCGCAAGATGGATGATCTTATTATTGCCGCTGCAACCGGAACTTCAAAGACCGGTAACAATGGCGCTGTAAGCACAACTCTTCCAACAACGCAGGTTATTTCTGTTGATATCGGCGGCACTGGATCTGGAATGAACCTTTCCAAAATCCTTGATGCTAAACAGCTTATGGAGCAGAACGAAGTCTTCGGTCAAGATATTGACGGTGACGACGCTTACCTTGTTCTTAACGCCAAAGCCCTTCGCGGTCTTTATGATGAAGCTAAGATCACTTCAAGTGATTACGCCGGCGAACTACAGGCTCTCTTTAACGGAGAGATTGACCAGTTCCTTGGTTTTAACTTTATCCGCACCGAGCGCCTCGCAGTCGCTACCAATGTTCGCACTTGCTTTGCTTTCGTGAAGTCAGGTATCGCACTTGATATTTGGCAGAATCCTAAGTTTAAGCTTAGCGAGCGTAACGACTTCAATGACGCCGCCCAGCTTCGCGGAACTGCCGCAGCAGGAGCCACTCGCCTTGAGGAAATCAAGGTTGTAGAGATTCCTTGCGACGAGTCCTAGTCCATAGCAACAACCAACAAGGGTCCGTCTGTCTTTCGGGGCGGGCGGGCCTTTCCTTTTTATGAGCAAGATCATTACCGACATCGACATCGCCAACCAAGCGCTTGGCTATTTGGGAGAGCAGACAATTGCAACAATGTCTGAAAACACCAAGGAGGCACGGCAGGTCTCGCTCCACTTTGACCAGACGCTCCGTGAGATCATGGAGAAACACAGGTGGTCAGTAGGCCGGAAAAGAACTAGAATGACGCTATCCGGCGCAACACCAGATTTCGGGTGGTCTTACGCTCACATTATCCCAGAAGACTGCCTAAGAGTCTTGGATTTGTTTGAGCTTTCAGAAGAGACGCCCACACCAAGCCCTGTTCCAATTCGCAAGTTTGAGAAAGAGCCTGGTCTTATCCTTAGCAACATTAAGCATTGCGGCTTAGTTTACATCAAAGAGGTGATCTCATCAGATCTATCACCACTGCTTGTTAAAGCTCTAGCAATCAAGCTGGCGTCAAAGCTAGCAATTCCCCTCGGTGAGTCCAGACTGGCCGGTGATTTATCTAATATGGCCGACAATGCCATTAAAGACGCATGGCTGAGCGATATAAGACAGTCACGATCAGGAGAAAACTCTGATTTTCTCCAAAGATCTGAAGAAAACCACGCCGAAAGCGGAAGATACAATGCCTGAGTTTTTGCAGTCTAACTTTAATGGTGAGTGGTCTCCGCTCATGCTTGGCCGTGTAGAGCTGTCACGATACGCTACATCGCTAAGAACGATGGAGAACTTTGCCCCGACCATACCTGGCGGCGCGAGAAAGCGACCTGGCACTGAATACATTGGCGAGGTCCAAGACCCATCAAAGAAAACACGGCTTGAAAGCTTCACGTTTTCTAATGAGGAATCTTACTTGCTAGAGTTTAGCGATCTTAAATTAAGGTTTTGGAGAAATGGGTCACTATTAACGGATAATGGAGGTAATCCTTACGTTAAAACAACTCCCTACACTGAGAATGAGGTGTTTAGTCTAAGAATGACATCGACAAACGACATTGTCTATATCGCTTCGCCTAATCATACTCCATACAAGTTAACCAGAACATCTGACACTACGTTTGATTTTGCGCTGCTTGAGTTTAAGAACCAGCCGTTTGAAGACGAAAACCTTACAGATGTTACTATAAGCGCGTCTGCGACAACAGGAACAGGTATAACCTTAACGTCTTCCAGTAATTTATTTACTGATGACATGGATGATCCAAATGGTAGTCCAAATGCAAGCACGTTTAAAATTTCTCACTATGTTCCTAGGACTGTATTAGAAAGCTCTATTAATGAAACTAAAGTGCTAGGCCCTGCTAATTTTTCTCCTGCAACTTCTCACCAAGTAGGAGATGAAATTAGACATCCCGTTACTACGGGAAGCACTACATATTTTTACTACACCTGCCATACAGCATACCCTGCAAATACTTCTGCTTCTGCTGAAACAAATCCTCTTAATTTAAATCAATATTTTTCTCCTGGTGTAGTTGCAGAGGTTTTAGGGACAACTTCTGATGTGATGAAGTTTTACATTGAAGGAGAATGGTCATTCAGAACAGAGGGTTCATGGGATGGTGAATGGGGTATTCAAGAATCAGAAGATGGGCAGGACAATAACTGGATAACTAGATTTTCAATGGCGTCTTACTCTGGCTCTGATAACTACGTCCGAGAGGGTGATGAGTCGGCCAATCCAATTTGGCTCCGTGTTGTATTGTTTAATACTGCTAACGGAACAAACCATAGAGTGACGTGGACAACTGCCGATGTTGAAAAGTCAGGAGAAGTTACAGTTACTGGTTACACTTCTCCGACACAAGTCACTGCTAATGTAAGCACAACTAGGCCGCTTTATTCTACGGCAGCAACTAAACACTGGTCAGAAAATGAGTGGAATTATAGAAAAGGGTTTCCAAGTCAGGTGTTCTTTAAAAACAACCGGCTTTGCTTTGCTTCTACTAAGGCAGACAACCAAGCTATCTGGGGCAGTGAAGTAGATAAATGGGATAACTTTAAGCGTGGCATACAAGGAGACTCGCAGCCATTTAAAGACGTTCTAAGGACCGGCAACCAAGATCCGATACAATGGGTATCCGAGCAGTCAAAGACGCTTCTAGGGCTATCCTCGCAGATAAGAAACCTAACCGGTGAAGACGGGTCGTCTATTCTAGCGCCAGGTAAGAACAGCTCGGCAAGACAAGCCGGTCGCGGCGCTGCTGATTTAGAGCCTGTAGAGGTTGATGACTTTACATTCTACGTCCAGCTAGGAGGCAGGATCATCAGAGGTCTCACAAACGATTATGAGCGGGGCGTTTACGCTGCTGCTGATATGACTAGAGAGGCTGAACACGTAACAAAAGGTGGTGTCAAACAGATGGCGTTTCAGCTAAACCGTGTTTCTACGCTCTACGCCGTCACAGGAGAGGGTATTGCTGCCTGCCTAGTGTTTGATCCAGAAGTGGAGAAAATGGGCTGGTATCGCCTTAAAACGCAAGGAGGGACAATTGAGTCAGTTGCTATCCTTCCGGCTACCGGAGAAGAGGACGAGGTTTACTTTGTAGTGAAAAGAACCATTAATGGAAGCACCAAGCGCTACATTGAAAGGCTAAAGAACGATCAGATCAGAATTCAAGATGATGGCCTGCAAGACGATATGTTTTATGTCGATTGCGGCACTACGATTACCGGCACTAATATTTCTACAAATTCTACGACTGATGTCACCACTATTGCTGGATCAACTCACCTAGAAGGTAAAGAAATACAGATTCTTTTAGACGGGGACTATTTTGGCAAGAAAACAGTAAGCAGCGGGTCTGTTACGATACCTACTATTACTAATGATAATTTCAATAACGCATCTTCATACAAAGTCGGGGATCGCGTAAGGTTTTTGTCTAGCGGAACCTATACTTATTTTGTTTGTGTTCTTGCATACACTGGAGGTGATTCTTCGCAAACTGATCCGGCATTAGCAGTAGATTCAAATTCAAATCCATACTTTGCTGCTAGCAAGGCAACTTGTGGCTTATCTATTGAGGCTAAGCTATGGCCAATGCCGTTAGAGGGCATTACAGCGTCGGGAACGACCTCTGGAGACAAGAAGCGCGTCAAAGAAATTACGATTGACGTTATGAACTCGCTCGGAATCCAGACAAAAGACTCACCGGATGACACTAAAGAGCCTACAGATCTTACTCCAAGACAGTCTGATGCAGACCTTGGATCATCGCCGGCACTCTACAGCGGCAAACTAGAAGTCAGAAATACTCTGCCTAGATCGTTTGATGGTAATGTTTTTTACCAATCAGATATTCCTTTTGGCGTATTTATCCGTAATATTATCACCAAATGGGAGAAGACCAGCTAACCTTGAAACCTTATTTTCCAGAACATTATCCATTGCTTTGCCAATGGTGGGACTCACACGGCTCTCTGAGGGCCAGCAGGTCTGATTTGGAGTCTGGTATAGGATTGGTGGCAGAAAGCGATTCTAGGCCCGTTGGAGCGTGTTTCTTGTATGTTACAGGAGCGCTTGGGTTTATTGAGGCTATGGTTATTAGCCCTGACTCGACTGTCGCTAAGTCTAGAAAGATAGCTGATACTTTATTTAAGGAGTTACAAAAGATAGCCAAGGCAGAAGGCGTCAACAAGCTGATCGCTTTTGTTCAATCTAAAGGCATGGTCAGGGAGTGTTCTCGCTCAGGTTTCACACAAGTCGGGCCACCTATGGCGCAAATGGTTCAAACAATATAAAGAAATGGGACTTCCAAACATTTTAATGGGCGCTGCAACTGCAATGAAAGCAGGTGCATCAATTCAACAGGGGCAGATGGCAATGCAGTCTGCTAAGTATAACGCAAAAGTCATTGGGCGACAGGCTGAGCAAGAGGCAGAGGCTTCGCTAGAAAGCATGGCTCGTAAAAGAACCGAAAACGAAAGAGCGTTATCATCGATCAAGCTCCGTATGCAGGAGTCTGGCCTTGATACGACTCAGGGATCTAGCGCGGATTACTTTGATGAGGCCACCTCAAGACTTGAGTTACAGATTTTAGACGAAGCTAGGCAGTCAAACTTTAGAGATAAAGCAAGACGCAACGAAGCTCAGATGCAGATTTACCAAGGAAAGGTAGCAAGAGCTAACGCTACAGCTACAGCAATGGGTCAACTCATAGGAGGGGCAGCCAAAATCTCAGGCAAAATGGAAGATGTGGCTAACGCATCAAAAACATCAAATACTTAAGTTATGCCACAATTACCAAATTTAACAGGGCCAGCAGTCCCTCCAGAGCAGGCAGCAGGAATCAGAGTTGGAGTGCCTTCTACTTCTGGTCTGCAAGCAATAGCACAAGCTGTCGGATCGGTAGGCGAGGAGATGCACAATGCCAAGATGGAGATCTTGCAGAAACAAAACGAAATTGACGTTTTTAGAACCGAAAGCGATTACGGCGCTTATATGGAGGCTGAGCGGCAGAAGCTTAATTTTAATAATCCTGCTAGCTGGGACGATCAGCTAACAAAAGCGTCAAATTCATTTAAAGACTCTCTAGCCTCCAAAAATTTATCTGCTGATGCAATGAGTTCTCTCAACACAAGGCTTATGGCATACGAGCAAAAGATTATGAGGGGCGCACAAAGAGACGCTCGTCTTGCTCAAGTTCAAATTATATCTGGAGAGTTCAAAAACCGGCAAGACTCTTACCTTAAAAACAGGGACTATGAAGGGGCTATAGAGAACCTTAAAGAGTCAGCATATAGTCTAAAAATGCAAGGTCACGAAGTGGAAAGTCGTGTATCGAAAATCAGAGAACAACAAACCTTGGATGCATTGCAAGATGCTGCATACGATGGGAATGTTGCCGCATTTGAAAAAGAAATACCTGGTATTTCAAAGGCTCAACAAAGAGCATTAAAATCAACAGCGGAAAGCGCTTTAGGTAAAAAGAAAAGAAACCAATCTATTGCTGCAATGGATGGTATTTATGCTAATTCTATTAACACAAAAGAAGATCTTCTTCGCGTAGCTCCAGACCTAGGCGCGGCGCAAACAGCAAAGCTTCTTGGTGTTATTGAGGGTAGAGACAGCAATGAAAGAAACAGAATTATTGCTACTCCAGAATACCAAAAACAATTAATTGGAAATGTTTCTGCACTTATACGAGATTATGATCCAAACGGAGAAGATGCGGATACTAATTTTATCAACATACTAGATCTGTCAGAACAGATTCAAAGCAGTAACTACAAAACCCATTTGCAAGACAAGATTGAAAAAATTCGCGACGCAATAGTTGAAGAAGAAAAGTCAATAAACGATTATGGTTACAATTTAATTGATGATTTTGTTTTAGAGCAAAAACCCAAAGCTCCCCCAAGTTTAGCTTTAGGAGTTTCTAAAGCTGAAGGGATTTTGGAAAACGAAACTGATTTAAACTCATTTGGGTTTAAAGCAGAACACGCTAAAAAAATAGCAGATGCTGCAAAAGCTGAGGCAGAGGCCAAAATGGATAAAGCTATAACTTATAGGGGGCCATCTTCTGAGTATTTGTTTCGTAGGTATTATAGAAGCGGTCAAAAAGCAGTTGCAGATTTCAGCCAAAAAGATAGGGCTATATTTCAAGCTATTATGGAGGTTAAGCCAGACAGCTTTCAGGTTGTTGACCCTGCATTTATTGAGCAATACGAAGAAGATGTTAAAAAAGCAGAACTAAAAAAAGAAAAGATTTTAGGAGAAGCCAAAATTGAGCTTTCAAAATTTTTAGCAACGCAAAAAGACGCAACAAGAGAGCAAGTTTTTGATTTCGTCAAAGGTCATTTTGATTATAAGAAATCAGGAGATCTTTCTGACAAAGGTTTACTGGCTCCTCGTCCAAAATAAAAAAGCTTAACAGGCAATACGAATAATCTAAAAACATGGAACCTGACTATCAAGGACAGCCAATAACAACTCCTGACGCGCCTCCATTTGTGCCAGGTGTAACAGATCAGAGGTATACTCCAGAAAAAGAGAAATCTACTGAGCCTATGACAGTTCCTGATGATCCTCCGTATATTGAAGGGATTACAGATAAAAGGTTTGCTCCAAAAGTTGAAGAAAATGTAGAGGAAAATAATTACAATAAATTGTTAAAAGATGCAAAAAACAATATTTCTGATGTTGTAAATTTTGACGATTCTGTTCAAGAAGAGCCTCAATTGTCCCAAATTGAAAGTGAAAAACTTGTCGCTCAAAACAACTGGGTAAAAGAGTCTTTAGGTAATATTGATAGCGCTCTTTTAGATTACGAAAACTTTTCTCCACAGTCGAGCGAGTCGGTCAAAAACCAAGCATTAATTAGAGCTACTATGGAGGTAGAGCTTGGTTATGACCCTCCAACAATCTCTGAATACGAAATAGGCAGAGGACAAGCTTATAAGCAATTATTTGGCAAAGATCTTTCTGAAGACTTGGGAGATCCTGAGCAAGCTTTTGTTAGCGCTTTAACTAATAGGGCTACAGAGAAGAGAGATCAAGTTGCTTTTAATGAAACTATTCGTAACGAGGCTTTGCTTTCAGCATTAACTGGATGGAGTAAATATGACGCTTCATGGGGTGAGGCAGCTAAAGCTGATCCTGTTTATCAAAAAGATCCAGCAGCAGCCGCTAATAAATTTAAATCGTTTAAGCAGGCTTTTGAAGATGAGTTTAATGATGTTATACCTATTGTCAGAAATCTTGATAAGTTCATTAGGAATAATGACATGGATTCTTCTTTGCGTTTAATAGAAAACTTAGAGGAAGAAGAATTTTCAAAAACTGCCAAACTTTTAGGTTTTATTGAGAAACAGACCCTAGCAACTAAAGGAGAAGAGGGTCTTTTGTCTAACTTGGCCAAGTCTACGGGAAGAGATTTTGAAAGCTTTTCAAGAAAATTCAAAGAGGGCTTTCTTGATCTTTTGTCAGGAATATCAGTTGGGCCTACTGGACCTGCTGGTTTTCAAGACATTATTGAGCGCGATAAAGTTAATGGTTTTTTAGCTGAGATTAAAAGGTTTAGAGATCAGCGTGATCCAATTAAACTTTTAGCAGAAGAAGATACCTTTTTATCTAGTGCCGAAAAAGCATTGTATGCCACTCCTGGCGTTGGATTTAGTATTGCCGGAAGTATTTTAACTGGGCCTGCTGGAACAATGGGTCTTCTTATGGAGTCAAACCAAGAAGATTACTATTTGAGAGCAATAGACGCTGGTGTTTCTAGAGAGGAGTCTAATAAACTTGCAACTACTGTTGGGTCTCCAATTGCGTTACTTCAGTTTATACCTGAGCGAATTGGATTAGGGGCAGTAACTAGAAAGCTTCCTGTTTTAGACAATGTGGTTAATAAGATTACTCAAAAACATTTTAGGGTAACTTTACAAGCGTTAGCTAGAAGTGGAGCAGAGACCACAACTGAAGAAATCCAAGCAATTCTTTCAGAAGTTGGAAATGACGTTTTAAATGGGCTTAAAAATGACATACCAGAAGCTGACTGGGATGCTCACTGGGACAATTTTGGCTCTAGAAATCTGGAAACATTTTTATCTATATCTCCATATGCTTCATTGGGGGCTTTTGTTAGAGATAGAGGTGTAGATAAATCAATTGCTATGGCTAATGAGGCAAGCGCTGATGAGCTTGTTGCAAGTGGATACAAGAAAGAAAAAGTTCAGAACTTTCAAGAATCAGAGGATATTGGAAAACGCAAAGCGTTTTTTGAGATGCTTGAGTCTCAAGACCCTACAAGACCGGAGACTAAAGAAGCAGTTGATAATTTAGCCAAGTTAAACGAAATGGCTAAGAAAACTCAAGCAGAGTATAGTCAGTTAAGAATTTCGCCTGGTGTTAGAATGGACCCTAAAAAGAAAGGGTATGAAGTTTATAATACAGAAAGTGGCGATATTATCGCTACCTTAGAGACTGCTCAACAGGCTACAGAAACTGTGTTTGAAATCTTTGGCGTAAAGGAAAACCAGAGACAGGCAGCGTTTGACGAGCTGGTTTCTAAGTTTGAGGCTGGCAGGCTTGATGTAGATGAGTCTGGAGAAATGGTGGAGATTGAAACTAGGACGTTTACGCAAGCTGACGCTTTAGTTGAATTGCCTGGATCAGATGCTCGCATTGAAACTGAGGCTAAGCTTATTGAGCAAAGAAACGGCGGGACAGGAGAAGTAACCGAAGAGGTCATGTCTGGAGGCCAGACTATTTTTGGTGTTTATATACCTGCTGGTCAGATGGGCCGCAAAGAAGCTGCCACTAAGATTTTTAATGGATCAAGTATTTTAACGCTTATACATGAGCGAGGTCATGGCAAACGAAGGATATTGATGGCAAATGGCAAATGGTCTAGGTCTCAGCAAATTGGATCTCTTAAAGCTCTAGATGGAATGCTTGACGAGGGGGATAGGTTTCTTCCGGCTACTTTTGAAGCTATGTCAGAAAGCGATCAAGAGGTAGCTTTAGACGAAGCTGTTGCTGAACTAGCCGAGGTGTTAGCGCTTAGAACGCGAAATGGGAAGAAGTCTAAAATGAGGCAGCTTCTTAGTAAGAACCTTTCTGCAATGGTTCGTTCGCGTAAACCTGGTGCAGTGCAACTAAAAGCATTTGTTGACGCGATAAAAGAATTTTTTGGTTTAGCGCTTCGCAGAGCAGCAGTAATGAAAAAGGCAGAACGAGAAGGAAAACTTAGCTCTGCTCAGCTTGATGCTCTTTCTGATATGCTGGTTGGCACAACTTCGCAGGAGTCATTTGAGTCAGAGCGTGATGCCGTGCCTACTAAAATGGTGGATGGGAAAATAGTAGATGTTCCATTTTCTGTTTCTCAATCTAAAACTGGGATGAAGCCACCAAAGGGGGTAACTAGCAAAACAACAGAAGCTCTTCCTGTTTGGAATATTTCTAAACAAGAAGATAGCCTTCCGAAAGTAATAGGAAATGAAAAATCACGCGAAACATTTTTCGCAAGGTTAGATTCTGCGCTAGAATGGTTGCGTAAAGATCCCGCCAAAATAGGAACAGCTGGAGGCTGGGTCACATTTTTAAGGAAAGCTGGGGTTTATGGTGATGTCCCAATGCCGCCTACTGGTATTACTGAGCTTTTTAAAGACCCTGCTGGATACGCTGCAAAAGTTCGTGGAGCGTATCACGGAGACTTAACTATTGAAGGGACAAATGCGTCAGCAAAACAAGGTTTAGATGGAACAAGCGAAATGCGAGATCTCATAGGGAAAGGCAACGCTCCTGCACCTTGGGCGGTTGCTCTTCACCATATGTGGGGGATTCTTTCGCGAATGCTGCCTCCTATTGACCAAGAGGGCATGTGGTTGCGCTTAATTGCTCACAGGCCTGTTTTGGACGCTATACAGTCATCGATTGACGGAAAATTTAATTTGTCTCTAAAGCAGTGGCAAGATTTAGTGCAGGATGCGAGGGCTGCGTCTGCTGACGCCGCTGGGAAAATTGGAAACAACGCAACTGCTAATGCAAACTCTTTTTACCTAATGCTGGAAAGGCTTAGCGGTAGGTGGCAAGATGTTGCTGATGTTTATGCTGCAAAAGACAGCAGGGAAATGGGTAGAAGATTTTGGAGTTTAGACGCTGGCGCTCTTGGAATTAAAAACAAAGTTCAAAGATTTATTGGGCTTACTTTTGGAGTGCCAGGAGTCATTATGGATCGTTGGAAATTTGTAGAGCTTTGGCTTCCAACAGCAGTCAAGGGAACTGATTCAGAGTCTTCAAAAGAATATTTTAAATATAGCAACTCAAAGCCAGAATCGCCTTTGCCTATTTATGGAGTTTATGGGGATTTAGATGCTAAAAACATTGTAGTCTCAACTGCTCTTTATGAAGGATTGGAGGTAGCAATGCAGGAAGCAATTAACCGCTCTTCCGAACTTCAAGATCTTCTTGGGGATCACCAAAATCCAGGAGGACTTCACTGGTATGGATGGAATGCAATTAAAAATGAAGCGGTTGGTCACAGTAGTTTAGATCTTACAAAAGACCTTATTAAAAATTATGGCCTTGATTTTGGTGTTGATGCTGTTGTAAAACAAATTAATGAAGGAGAGTATTTTACAGAAGGAACAATCGGATCTTCCGAAAACGCCAAGGTCTTCCTCAGAAACGGGAAGATCGATGTCTCTCGCACCCGCATTTCCAGCGGACTTCAGTCAGGACGAGGTGCCGGAGTTCTCGGACGAGGAGCTAGCAAAGGAGATGGAGAAAGCGGACAAGGAGTAAGCTTTTCCCTTGGTCGGGCCGAAGTCACATCTAACTATGTCATTTTTAACGATGCTGATATTACGATCACTGAAGAGAACGGAAAGCCTGTTAGCCCTTCATTTCAAATAGGTGACACAAAGATGCTTTCTGATCTTGCTGAAAACGCAAAACGCAGAGCTAAAAGACCAGAGACTAGGGCTATGGTTTTCAAGGATATTGCTGAAAGGCTAAACAAGCTTCGCAGAGATGTTCCTAGAATCATCAAATCATTTGGAAAAGAATTTGAGCAAGCGGAGATTATTGATCCTCGCACGATGAAGTCTTTGCGAAAAGAAGCGGCATTTCGTCAGGCGTTAAAGCAGGAAGAGTTAGAGCAGGAAATTTTACAAAAGGAAGGGCAGGCATTGCAATCGGGAGATGTTCCTGTTCTTAAAGATATGCCGGTGCATGGGTTCATAGCTAACGTAGGTAAGAGTTTGGCTGGTGGCTCAATGGAGTCTAGGTCTGCTTATCAAAAGCGCACTGGGCGCAAACCTGGCGCAGAATACGAAGGCTCTGAAGGCATGGTTGGAGGATTGCTTTATGGTGGAGGCCGGTCACCTGATCAAGTGGCTCAAGAGTTATTTGAAGAAAACCTAATTCCTGATGATTCTCCGGCAGCTATGTGGGAGGCTCTTGCTAGTGAAAGAGAGTCAGTTACTAGTCAAAAAGCAGACTTTAAAGCAGCGATGGCAAAACTTCGCGGAGTAAAATCTGAGGCAAAAACATTTGCTGATGAATGGCTAAAGGGAGAAATCGAAAAACAAAAAAGAGATTACAATCCAACAGAGAGGACGAAACGCGCCCTTGTAATGTATGACGCAATCCTTAAAGCGTTGCCACCAAAGTTGCGTGGCAGCATGGGTGGGTTTGTTCAGATTGGTAATCTAAAAACTGACGAAGCTCGGTTAAAGTTTTTGGAGAAAAAGCTAGATAAAGCTGACGATGTTGTTGAGCGTTTTATTAAAAGGGAAATGACAAAAGAAGCTAAGAAGCTTATTAAGAGCGGATTGGCAACTATTAAGACAGGAGAGGTAGATAAAGGAACTAAGGGAGCTACCGTTCACAGGCTGTTTGAAGTCATTAAAGACGTTTTCTCAGGAGCAACTACTGTTGAAGCTGTTATTGCTGGAATGGAAAAAGAGCGTCAAATCCGAGAAGATTCTGGTCAATTAACAGCTGAATGGGATGGTTATTACAATACTGCACCATCAATTGTTGAAGGGTTTGCAGAATGGAAAGAGCAAACAGCGGAAGAAATGACAGTTGCTGTTGAAAATGCAGCGGCGTTTTATGAGCGGGGATGGCTTCAGTCTAAAATCAAAGCAGCGTTACGTTCTGAAATGATTGAGGCTGCTATACAAAACCTTAGAGACGGCAAGTCTGACGAGGAAATTGACGAGGCAATTACAAAATCAGAAGAGGCTATTGGTTCAATGTGGGATAACACAAAATCAATTGGTCGTGAGTTTATTGATTTTGAGCAATTCTTAATTTCAACTTTTGGTCGTATTGATGTTGTTAATCAACTGGTAGATCGGGAATATGAATCTTATCGGGATCGTGAGCAGATGCGTGTTGAGCGCGAATATGATGAATCTCAGTTTTATGCAGATTTGTTTAATGGGGATATTGTTAAAGGCTATAGATACAAATATGATTTAAAAACAGAACGTGTAAAACTGGATAGCTTAGGATCAAAAGGAGCGCAAGGATCAATGACCAAAAGCCAGATTATTCACTGGTTAATGATGTATCGACAAGCAGACGGTCGCCGGCACTTTGATGGGGACGGTAAGCGATGGGAGTTTACTCCAGAATTTTTTGTTCAGCTTGAAGAAAAACTTGATGATCGTGATATGAAAGTCATGGAATGGTATTCTGAGCAATACGCTGGCGAGTGGGAAGTGGTAAATCCAATTTACGAAGAGATTCGTGGTTCAACTTTAGTTAAAAACGAAGTTTACTCACCGGTTACAGTTGCGCCTAAAATGATCAGTATCGGGGGTCTTGCTGGGGCAGTAATGGACCCTTTATCCGGTGAGCAGGTTGGCGCAATGGAAGCTACTCCTTCAATGTTTAAACGTCGATCAAAGTCAGCAGTAGCTAGACCTAGAGTTGAAGGCGCAATTGAAATCTTCCAAGCTCACAAAACTCAAGTTGAACACTGGGTTGCCACTGCGGAGCTAACAAGAGACATGAAAGCTTTGTTTGGTCGCAGGGAAGCTCGTGAAATCGTTGAGGCTAAAGTTGGGAAAAGTGGTCTTGGTCAACTTCAAAAATGGATTGAAGCTTTTGCAAAAGAAGGGATTAAAGACACATCAGTTGGTATGTCGTTTTGGTCTATGATAGATAGATCAATTTCAAGAGTTTCTAGGTATTCCCTATTCGCCAAAATGTCTACAATTTTTATACAGGCATCTCAGGTTGCTGGTGCGGCAGCTCAGATTCCTGCTCGCGCATATATGTCAAAACTTTCAAAAGCTGCTGTTGGTCAATTGGACCTTTCTTCAGCTTGGAGATCTCCTTATATTCAAGGGCGCCTTGCAGACACTTTACCAATGGTTCGGTTAGCTTATTCAAACTCAAAAACAAAAAAGCCAACGCAACTTTCTTTTTATTCGGATAAAATTGGCCAAGCAATTGGATTTTCAGATGCTATTTTTACTACAGCAACTTACGCTGCAATTTTTGATCATGTTAAAAATGAGATTAAACAGAACCAGGGATTGACTGGCACTGCTCTTGAGGCAGCCGCTCATAAAGAAGCGGGCAAGAGAACTGAACGAGTAGCGCAACCAGTTAGAAAAGCTCGCAGATCGTTGATTGAAAACTGGGCGCAAGGCAATGTCGCGCTTCGTGCTGTTTTTGCATTCACTTCCGAGCCACGCCAGAAGCTAGGTTCAGCGTTTTGGGAGATGTTTCATGCTGTCAGGAAAAGAGACCGTGTTAAAAATGCAATGGTTTATGGTATTGGATTTGCAATTCTTGGTTCATTTATTCGCGCTGCTATGTCTGATGTTCGTGATGAAGGAGAAGATGATGAGTTTTTTGATGAGGAAAACTGGAATGTAGATAAATTAATTTTAAAGTCTATGACTGATAACTTTAATGGTGTCCCAATTGCAGGGCCAGTAGCAGAAGATGCATTTATTTCATTAGCTAAAAAACTTGGGATGGATACCCCCCCATCATTTCCAAATGAAGGTTTAATATCAGATCCTTCAAAAGCAATTCCGGCAGCCGAAAGATTGATTACACTTGAAAGTATGGAAAATTCTCATGAATTTGCCAAAGATGTTCGTAAAACGCTTCAATCAGCAGCAATATTTAGCGAAAGAGCCACTACAGCAGCGGTATTTTGGAACATGGTAGAAGAGGTCATTAGGACGATGCCAGTCGTCGAGTAAGTTACTTTAAACTTGAAAGTCAACGAAATAACATTTATTAACAGCTATGCCAGTAACTGAGCAATATAATCCTAGATATTACACTGGAGACGGCGCAAAACAGATTTTTGATGTGCCTGATCTATGGTTTGAGCAATCAGAAGTAAAAGTTGAGGTTGCTGGAGTTCTCACGGGATGGACGAGAGAAGCTGGTCAGGGGGTTAGATTAGCGACTGCGCCTGCTTCTGGGGCTTCTGTGGTTATCTATAGAATAACATCGCTTACCCAGGATAAAGACTTTCAGACAGCCGGACGTATGCCAGCCACTGAGGTTGCAGAAGGCTTTGATAGGCAAATCCTTATTAATCAAGAGGTTAAGGACAGATCTACGTTTTTACCTCCTAATACGACTACTCAAAACAAGATAAACACAACTGTTGGTTTTGATGCAAATGGAGATCCTATTTTAAGATCTGCTAACCAACAGTCTACTTATTTAGGTCTTGCTAATTTGAGTCAAATGCAGGTCTATTCTAACACTGCTGAACAACAAGCTGGATATGCAAACCAAGAGCGTGTACTTGCTGAAGCTGCGGCAGCATCGGCTCAATCAGCTACACAAAGCGTAGCGGGTGCTGTTACCCCTAAAGATTACGGAGCGTTTGGCGATGGAGCTTCACACCCTGCTAGCGGCTCATACTCCACGCTGGCGCTAGCTAAAGCGGTGTATCCGCGATGTGTTAACATCAGTGAAGAGCTTGACGGTTTAGCGATCCAGAAGGCTTGTGACACTGGTGGTCGGGTCTTTATTGCTGACGGGACTTACAAAATATCAACTACTATTGAACTAAAAACTCAAGGGCAAATCATTGAAGGAGAAAGCTCAACAAGCACAATTTTGCAATGGGTTCAAGATGTTAATGGGTTTGAAATTGAAGACAATCCTAACGAAAGCAATACAACTAACTTCCCAACAAGCTCTTCTACAAGCTCTTCTTGGGGTCAAATTAAAACATTGTTAATTTATGGGCCTGCAAATTCTACTAAAAAAGGCATCACTAACACTGAAGATCCAAATTCAACTCTTTGGGTTGGTGAAGGGTGGAGGTATGACTTCCTTACTGTTCTTGGTTGGCATACGGGGATATATTCATCAAGCGCGGCTAGATTAAATGGTCGTTCAATTAACATTAAAAGTTGCAGCGCAGTTGGATTACACCTTTCTAATGGCAGTTCTGCCACAAATAACTGTCACGTTTTTTACGGTGTTTCTATGTCGTCTTGTGATATTGGAATTAAATTACAATCTGTTCGATCTGCTTGGATTCAACTTCAAGACACAACAGGAAACCGTGTTGATGTTAGCGCAAATGCTTCTCTAGCGCATATTGAAGGTGGACAGGCCGAAAACTACACTGAAAGATTTTTAATTGCTGGGAATTCTTCCCGCATGACTGTTTCTAATGTTAACATTCTTGCTTCGACAACAATTATTCCTATTTCTGTAGATGGGAATTCATCTGTTAAGATTGTTAACTGCCAAAACGTGCAAGCTGGAAATCAGGTGGAGATTGCAGAAATTTTAGATACTAACTCAACAGTATTTGGAACTGCTCATCTTCATCTTTCGGGATCAGCACCTGGCACCTCTCCAACTTCTAGAGTTAGAATATCTCAAGGTGATTCTAATACTTCTGAGGATGCTTTTAATTTTTTCAGTAACACAACGTCTTATGCGGTTGGGGATTATGTGAAGTTTCAATCTGGGGGAACGACTTATTATTTTGTTTGCATTCTTGCTTATACCGGGGGGGCTTCTTCAGAAACTGACCCAGCTTTAGTTGTAAATTCAAACTCAGCTCCGCATTTTAGCACTAATAATACAGCTAATGATGATTCGGTATTTCTTTGCCCGATACCCTGGAGACTAGGAACTAGCCTTCTTCCATCAGACTCAAATCATCGTGGGGCTTTACATTGGCGTGGTGCAGTTCCTTTTAATAACCTTAATAACGATGATTTGCAGGGCGTTATTGAAATGGGAGGAAATTATGTCCGCGCTGACGCATTTAAACGAAATACATTTTCAGTTAATGTTACATCAGGTGGTTATGGTCCACAGGGATTTGAGGATGTTATTTTAATGGATAACACGGGAGTCAGAACCGTATCTTTAAGAGCTACAAATTCAGCTTATTATCGTGCATCAACAAACATGAGGGTGTTTACAATTATAGATTCGGCTGGCACTGCTCAGACTTCAAGTATTACTATTAGTGCTAGTGGATCAGATACGATTAATGGAAGCACTAATAATTATGTCATTAACTCTCAATATGGATCAGTCAAAATTGGAACTACTGGAGATGGTAAATGGTTTATCCTCCCCTAATATCTAACTAAACAAAACTATGAAAAAGCAAATCCTTGGAATTATTCGTCACCTTCTAACCTTTGGAGGGGGCTATCTTGTTGCTCAAGAATGGCTTAGTGCTGACCTTATGCCTGAGCTTATTGGAGCAATTATGACAATCATCGGTGGCGTTTGGTCAATGAAAGCGCCTGAGAAAAAATCTTAACCATAAATAAAAATGACAATTACATTCCCAGATACCAATCCTGACATTATTAAGATTGAGCGGGGCCGCACATACTATGTGTCTGCTAACGCTGGAGATCTTACGATTAAAAGGAAGGCTTTGAATGGCTCATATATTGAAGTTGAAGGATCGCCAGTAACGAACGGTCAGGAAAAGTTCCTGCTTACGTTTTCCTCTGACGATACCTTGGAGATTACTCCTTCTGCAACTAATACAGAGCTAGTCTTAGAAAAGAAAGAATGAAGCTCCAGAGGCCAGACCCAGGTATTGATGCTGCTAAGTCCGGTCTTCACGGCAAAGCTGGCATTTTCTTTAACGCCGGATTGTTTTCAAAAGGTGGAGGATTTAATCCATTAGACCTTGATCCTTATTTGCTTTTTGACGCTCGCACGTCGATGATAGGCACGCTGGAAAATCCCACGCTAGACCTAGACCCAAGCAAGCAAGACACGCTTGATGTCATTACGGCAACAAGGGCAGGCGTGGCAACATACACAGATGCCAACGGTAACATAGCGTCAGCCAGTCCCAACACGGTGCGCGTTGACCAGACACAGGGAGCCGAGTTGACTCCGACAGTTTACCAGAACATTGGCTATACGGACTTCTCGCAAATTTGGCAGACATATAACAACGGAACAAGCGCAATTAACGGTGGTGGTTACAATGGAAACCCATCAAAAGTTATTGAGGCTTTAACTGCTTATGGTAGTTATAGCTACCAAGTTCCCACACAAGACGGGGTGACTTATTGCCTATCTTTTTATATTAAAAGAGTAAGCGGAAGCGGTCTCGTTCGGTTAATTGCTTATAACTCTAGTGGAACGACTACCGTTGACATAACGTCCTCACTTACTTCTGAATTCACAAGGGTGAGTTTTGTTTTTCAGGGCCGCTCGGGTGGTGGGAATGTTAGGGTTGGATTGTCAGACTACGGCAGTGGTGACATGGAGGTAGAAATCTCACAGCCCCAAGTCGAAGAAGGCACAACACCAAGTTCCTTCGTGGCGAACACAACGGGCAGCCCTAAGTTCATCACAGGGGCAAC